TTCTGCAAAGGTGAAAAGAAACCAACCCCTACCCTTGATGATTACACGACAATCCGAAGTTATGATGATGCGTGTGCTGCTTTAAAGTGTTCCCCTATTGATGAGAAGGCTTTGCGTTCTGCTGGAGTAAGAAAAGGAATTATTGCCTTAATCAAACTTGAAACAATCAGCCAGGCTTTGTGGGGTAAGAATTACCAGCCTAAACCGGACGCAAGCGGTAGCAGCCGTTTCTATTTTCCCTGGTTTGCTTTGTGGACTGAGAGAGAAATCAAAGAAACAGAA